AGCTGACGAACTGCCTAAAGGTCGATTAGTATGTAATGTATCAAGACATTGTGTAGCGGTAATCGACGGCGTGATTAACGATACATATGACTGTAGCAGAGAGGGAACTCGATGCGTATACGGGTACTGGATAAAAAAACCAAAACAGGAGGTAAAGATGACCAAACAAACCGTGACTAAGGAAGAAGCGGAGGGCCTCAAAAAAGAGGGCTTCGACGATGAACTGATAAACAAGCTTTTTAAAAAGAAGCGTGTTCATAACTTCTCTCAGGAACAAGTAAGACAGTACGCGATTAGGGTACTGGCGGTCTTGCCAACACTTACTCAGGCCCAGAGAAAAAGGGTTCTGAAAAAAGCTGTTGAAATGGACAGTATTTAAAACCAAGGGGCGGTAGAAATATCGCCCCTTTTTTGTAACTGCTATATTATACGTTCAGCTAAAGAAAAATTTTGAAAACTGCTGGCTGGGCCGTTACAGAGGTTACAAAAGTTACAGGGCGCTGAAGCCCCTTATATATATAGAGATTATTAATTTTATTACGTAACTTAATCCGTAACACGTTACTATCTAAAAAAGTTACACTCGTTAATGGCCAAAAGGTCTTATAAGGGACTGAAAAGTTTTTTATTATTTTTTTCTGTAGCTATATAATAAGGAGAAATAAACAAACAGGGTTGACAGGCTTATATAAAGTCCCATATAGTGTTCGTATTAACTACTATGGAGAAAACTATGTTTACTAAAATTGAAATTTATCTTTCGTCATCTATAAAAGATGCTGAGGATTTTTTAAAAGACAATTCTGTCCAGACTGATAACCTTAGTCATTTTTTAACTGAGCAAGCTGAAGACAAGATAAAAAATGAAACGCGTTTAGAAATATGTAAAGGGCTTTTAAAAGTTTGTGAGCAAGAACATAAAAAGTTAAAAGTTATTTTAAGAATGCTTGATAATTGGTCCGCCGCCGCCGATGAAGATCACTTGGGTTTGGGTAAAGATATAATTGACGATTTACTTGATCTTTACAATATCAGAATAAAGACCCCGATAAAGTTAAGGGGGTTTAAATGAAAAAATATAATAGTGTTTGCTATCTAGGCTTTACAGTAGAGCATTTTAAAGAGGACGCGTCCGATGTTACGGGGGCGGACATAAGACGTTTATTGGAAAATCGATTAAAAGTTAGCGATGAGTTATTGTTAGGGGAAGTTGTTGGTAATCTTGAGGACCCTATTGAAACTGAGATAGGTAGTGTAAAAATAGATGAACTAACCGTAAAATTACCTTTTGAAACGCATTATCATTCTGTGCATTGGTATCCTTCTAATGAATATTTTGTTGTTAGAAAAATAGGATATCAAGAAAGCATTTCGCGGCACCCTGATTTTTTTAGTGCCGCGAGACAGGCAAAATTATTAGATGAGGAAGGGCCATAATTTATGCGGACGTATAATGTTGCCTTTACTATAGCCTTTGAGGTTCCGAAGTGTTCGGACCCAAAAGGCGAGTTTGTTAAGCCTAAAGAATTTAGAAAAGCTTTAATTCTAAGACTAGCAGAATTAGACGATATAGAATTGGTAGAAGCAATAGGTTTAGGTTTTGACAGTTACGAAGACACACAAGAGGAAGGGGGTGAGTAATAATTTTTATATTTAGGTTGTTAGGATGGATTATATACGGCCGCGACTATAACAGGTTACAACAACAGGCCGCTAACCGTCCCAAAATAAGAAAACGCCGTTAGTTGTCAGGCCCCGTTAAAAAAATATTTGGCGGGGTCTTTTTTTTACTTGATTTATCTTATATTATCTTATATCTTATCAGGCGGGGCAATGTGTCCCGTCAATTTTAACTACTAATGAGGAAAATACTATGACTATACAAACTACAACTCAAAATATCTTAGCTAATGCAAGCGCGGCCGCAGAAGAAAACGTAAACTTTGAAGGCTTTCCGCCTTTAAAAGAATGTAACTATACTGCTGAATTTAGGCCGCTTCAATATGGTACTACAAAAAACATTGTGAAAGATGAAGCGGGAAAAGATAAAGTTACTTGGTCCGATTTTAAACCGATTGAAGCTTCAGGCGGTCAAGCTATTGTCAGGACTGACAATAATAAGGTTTTGGGTATTATGAAAAAACGTTACGCCATTGCAAATAATCCCGACATTATTGTTCCCGTTCAAGAATGTTTAGAAGATTGTTTACCGAAGGGCGCTATGAACGGTATTCAATTAAAAGAAGCCGTTTCCGACGGCGGCGCGGTTGCAAGGTTCGGGTATCACTTTGAAGGGTTAGGCCGCGAGATTAGGCAATTAACAAAAGTACCCACACAATTAAATTTTATGGTTCAAGTTGTTAATTCTTTTAATGGTCAAACCGCTATACGTTTACAGGCGGGGGGCTTAGATTTAGCGTGTTTAAATGGTATGACTAGCTTACTTGAATTAAAAGCGGGTACATGGGGCCACACAGCGGGATTTAAACCCGAATATATAAAGCCTTGGTTAATAGATCAAATAGCCTTTTATGAAAAGAAGGTAGAAGTTTGGCAAATGTGGGCAAATAGGGAAATTACACCCGAACAGGCGGAAAAAGTTTTAACTGAAAATTTTCCCGCTAGTAAAAGCGAAATAGCACGGGCCGAAAAAAAAGGGAAAGTCGCGGGGGAAATTCAATCTAAAATGGCCCGTTCTATGATGGAACAATTTGAAACTGAAGTTGCCGCGCGGGGTCAAACTGTTTGGGCTTTATATAGCGCTTTAACGTTTTATAGCTCCCATAATAGCGAATTATTCAAAGTGAAAAATTCCCCTGAATACGCGCAAGACGTCACAACGGCCCGTGACAACGTCGAAAGAACGCTAATAGAAAGAGAAAGAAAAGTATCCGAAATAGAGAGATCGGAAAGCTTTCAAGAATTGGCCGCCGTATAGCCTAAAATAAACCTTTTAAATTTTATCGGGGCGGGGTGTTTACATCCCGCCTTTTTTCGTTTATAGTATGGGATTAAATAAAACTATATGGGATAAATATTATGACACTTTTAACAAATCCAAACAGCACGGGCCAAAAGACAAAAGGTCTTGCAATTACTTATAGAAGCGGCGCGGGTAATAAATACGGGTCTTGCCCTATTAGCTGTAAATTAAACATTAGCGGCGCGGGTTGCGGCAATACTTCAAAAGATATAGATCAAGATTATCTTGACGTTATATATAACAACGTTCCGAAAAAAGGCTTTTCTTTTACCTACTCGCATTTCCCTTTTAAATTATGGTTCAAAGATTTTCCTAAAAAAATTCGTCACAAATTCGCTGTTATAAATTTTAGCGCGGATAGTATCAAAAGCGCCTTGGATAGTTTTCGGGCGGGGGTGCCTACTGTTTGGACCGCCCCGACAACCTTTTGGAAAGATAACGAAACAAAAAAGGTTGTAGTTAAAGACGGGGTTAAGTTTATACGTTGCCCACAAGAAACGGTAAATACTACGGGTTGTAATAATTGCGGCGGGGAAAATGCTCCATTATGCGCGCGGCCTTATAGAGATTATATTATTACTTTTACGGCCCATGGGGCAAAAAAGAAAACTATTGATAAGGGGCAAAAAGGCGGTTGTTACGCGGCGGGGGGTAATGTAAATTTACATTGGACCCGAATAAGCGAAACACCCCAAAAAGAGAAGGACCACAAAATATTAAAACGGTTTATTAAATCACTTGCGCCGCGTACCGTGTTGAGACACCATATCGCGGGGGATATAGGAAAGCTTTAAAATGGCCCTTACTTTATTTTTTATACTTCCCTTTTGCGCTTTTCTTGCTTTTCTTTTATATGCTTTAGATTAGGCGCTTTATACGCCCTAAATTAGGCCCCTACACGGGGCCTTTTTTTTATCCTTGTCTTACATCCTATATTATCTTATAATGCCCCATAGGGGCAATTCCGCCCCGCTATAACTACGGAGTAAACATTATGGAACTACGCGAACTAAACAAAAACAAAATTCATTATTTTAAACTTAATGAAAATTCTAATACTGTTTGGTTTATCAATCATTATAACCGTGACGATAAAACTTATTCGGTGTCAAAATTTGACGATATTAATTCTGAAAAGTTTATAAAGGCTAGTAAGAAAGTCTTTACTGACTTTGAATTTTAAGCGCCCCTAAACCCTTTTTTAAGGCCCCTACACGGGGCCTTTTTTTTACCCATTATATTTTAGTTAAACAAGCGCCGAACCGCCGCCCCTTGGCCTTGTAAAACGTATAGGACCCGCCGCCCCTTGGCCTTGGACCTTGGACCATGGGCCGCTAATTATACCCCGCCCCGCGTAGTTTTATTTTTATAATCAATATACCCCGCCCCGCGTACCTTGGACCATGGGCCGCGAACCGTTTTTAATTGTTCGGGTCCCTTCTAATATCGGGTCAAATAGCGGGGACCGTGTACAAAAAACAAAAAACAAAAGACCACGGCCACCGTTTGTGCACGCGGTAGCTAGGGCCATGTTTTTCACAAATAATCATGTAAAAAATAATATGAATGTTTCACGTGAAACATTGCCTAATTATTGTGCAGAAAAAAGGTTCTTGTTAACTGCCTAAAAAACGTGCATATTATGTCTGTTTATTAATCATCTACCGAGGACCGAGAATGAAGAAGCGAAAACTAGGAAAAGCCGGCATACGTTACGAGACACGTGGTCGAAAACCCGCCACCATAACGACCCCTTTGACGCGAAAGCAAGAGCTGTTTGTTCGTGAGCTTGTTAGCCGGGATGGACAGGTCACCTTACGCGAAGCCGCAGAGAACGCCGGGTACAGTGCAACGAGTGCGCACACCCGCGCATATGAGTTAACGAACCCAAATATCTCGCCGCACGTTGTTCATGCGATCAAAGAATATCGTCGGGCTCTGGATGAAAAGTATAGTATTACCTTTTCGCGACACGTGAGGGACTTGCAGCGTATCCGGGACGAGGCATTACAGAACGGAGCCTATTCGGCGGCGGTGCAGGCGGAGTATCGACGCGGTCAGGCGCAGGGCGATATATATGTTAATAAATCGGAGATACGACACGGGAGCATAGACAGTATGTCTAAGGAAGAAGTTATGAAAGCATTGAAGGAGATAAAGGAGAGTTATGCCCCAGTCACAATCGACATCACCCCAGAAGAGGATAACGATAGCCGTGAAGAAGGAGAGCGGCTTTTACAAACAAGTGAAGGAAGCGGCGCAAAGAGTAAGTCGAAAGCTGTCGCTAACGCGAATTGAAAACTGGGTCGGAGCCGGAATCCCAGACGTCCTCCTCTGTGATACCCATGGTTGTTTTCATTTTGTTGAGCTCAAGTTTACGACGACGGACAAAGTAGACCTGCGCCCGTCACAGGTATCATGGCTCACGAAACATAAACACGCCTCATGTTGGATATTAATAAAAAAGCAGAAGAAGCCGTCGGAGCGCGCAGAATTATTTTTGTTTAAGGCAGAAGATGCAATAGATTTAAAGATGGATGGGTTAAAAGATAAGAAGCCGGAGTTTCATTGTATGCAGCCGTTTCGTTGGGACGATATGTTTTTTAAGATTGTAGGGGCCCCCTGATGGATGTTTCAGAGCAGGAGGCCAAGCTTAAACTTAGACTGGCACAATTAGAAAAGCACGAAAGGTGTCAGGAGGACTTTTTAATTTTTGTAAAAAATATGTGGCCGGACTTTATTGCGGGTCGGCATCATAAGATTATAGCGGAGAAGTTGGAGCGCGTGGCACGTGGTGAGCTGAAACGTTTAATTATTAATATGGCACCAAGACATACCAAGTCGGAGTTTGCAAGCTTTTTGTTTCCGGCGTGGATGATGGGTAAGAATCCTAAGATGAAGATTATTCAGGCGACGCATACCACGGAGTTGGCTGTGAACTTTGGACGTAAGACCAAGAACCTTATTGATAGTGATGACTATAAGGATATCTTTCCGACTGTGAATCTGTCAGCGGATAGTAAAGCATCCGGTCGTTGGGATACGACATCGGGGGGTATGTATTATGCGGTTGGTGTGGGTTCGAACTTAGCGGGTCGTGGTGGAGATTTGGTGATTATAGATGACCCACACTCGGAGCAGACAGCAATGTCGAATACGGGTTTTGACGATGCGTGGGATTGGTACACTGGGGGCCCCCGACAGAGACTACAGCCGGGTGGCAGTATTGTGTTGGTGCAGACCCGGTGGTCCGAGAAGGATATGACGGGACAGTTGATGCGTGCGATGGCAAAAGATGAGTTAGCGGATCAGTGGGAAGTTGTGGAGTTACCGGCAATCTTTGAGGATGGCAGCCCTTGTTGGCCGGAGTTCTGGAGCCTTGATGATTTGACAGCGGTGCGCGCATCGATTCCTCCTAGTAAATGGAACGCGCAGTATCAGCAGAATCCGACGGGTGAGGAGAATGCGATTATACCCAGAGAGTGGTGGAAAAGGTGGGAGCAGGAGAATGTACCCAATCTTGAGTATGTGATACAGAGCTACGATACGGCGTTCACGAAACGCGAGACATCGGACTATAGTGCGATAACGACATGGGGCGTGTTTTATCCAGAAGAAGCAGGGGGTCCCCCGGCGTTGATACTTCTTGATAGTCAGAAAGATCGGTGGGACTTTCCTGAGTTAAAGCAGGTAGCCTTGGAGCAATATAAGTACTGGGAGCCGGATACGATTATTATAGAAGCGAAAGCGACGGGGCTGCCCTTGACTCACGAACTACGGAACATGGGTATACCTGTTGTTAACTTTACACCGAGTAAAGGTAATGATAAGGTG